CCTGACCAATTCAAAACTGAGAAAGAAAAACAGGATGAGAGTTGGATTAAGAACACGATGGACTACTTTGCAAACAAGGCTTATGCTGAGTATGTAAAGAACAGAGATACATTTGTTAAAAACTACGATCTTATTAAGGGCATTCTGAGGATGGAAGACTTCTACCAAGAACCTCAGGTGAAAAGCTTTACAGAAATCCTCACAGCAGATATACAGCTGCCAGCATACGTAAAACACTATTCCATCATCACCACTCCTATTAATGAACTAGTGGGAGAAATATCTAAAAGACCAGACACTTTTAGGGTGAAAGCTTTTGATGAAGATAGTCAGGCTGAAGAATTACAATTTAAGACAGAGCTTCTACAGAAGTATGTCATTTCTAAAGCCAAGATGAAGATTGTAGAAAATGCTGCTATGCAAGGACAGGAAATTCCTGATGATGAGCTTGAGCAAATGACTATGGATTCTGTTAAGGATCAACTTGATTCTTATACATCTGTAGCTGAGAAGTGGGCTAATCACGTTCTTACATGTCAGAAAGCTGAGTTTAACTTAAAGGAAAAATCTGAAGATGCTTTCAGGGATCTATTGATATCAGCCAGAGAGTTCTATCATATATATGAGGACAACTCTAAACTTGGATTTAATATTGAGGTGGCCAATCCTAAGAACACATGGTTCCTCACCACTCCTGATAGAAAGTGGATATCAGACACTACAGGTAGAGCAATTGGTGCTTATGCTGCAGGAACTGTTCAGGTGATGGAACTATCCGAGATAATTGAATCTATACCTGATTTAACAAAAGATGAGATAGATCACCTCAGAAGTTCTTTGCAAGACTATGGACTCATCAATGTACGTGAATCTAACTTGGGCAATCCTGATGTTTCTCCAGGTATAGATTCTGTTACATATGATACGTACGATCCCCTTGTTCTTCAAACGAGGATGATTATAGAATCAGAAATGAAAGAGAATAACGATGGACTCAAGGACTTCTTGGGACTTACATCAAATGTCTCTTCTTTTGGATATAAGTATGTAGTGGTTAGAGCCTATTGGCTTTCTAAGCGTAAAATAGGTAAGCTCATCTATCTGGATGAACTAGGAAATGAGCAATCAACACTAGTTGATGAAAACTATAAATCAGGAACTATTCCTACAGAACAATCGTTAGACTGGGGATGGGTGAATGAATGGTATCAGGGAATTAAGATTGGTCCAGACATCTATCATATTAAGCCTTATAAACTTCTCAACTATTGTCCTATCATTGGACTCACTCATGAAATCAAGAACACAGAAGCTAAGAGTCTTGTAGATTTGATGAAGCCTTTCCAGGTGTTATACAATGTGTGTATGAACCAGCTTTACAAACTTCTTGAGAAAGAGGTTGGTAAGGTGTATTTAACATCTATCAGACACGTACCTATTCCTAAAGATGGTGATGCACAGGATGCTCTTGATATTTGGGAAATGGAAGCACGCAATAGAGGTGTTGTATTTATTGATGATAGTCCAGAAAACCTGAAATCTCCAAGCTCATTTAATCAGTTTAGAGATATAGATCTTACACGTACACAGGAAATACAATCTCGTTATCAATTAGCTATGCAGCTTAAGAATGAGTGTTGGGAACTGATTGGTATGTCTAGACAGAGATTGGGATCTGTACAAGCTAGTGAATCTGCTACAGGTACAAATACAGCTATTCAACAATCATACGCTCAAACAGAACCTCTGTTTGTAGCCCATGAATATGTGATGGGTCAGCTCTATCAAGCCATCATTGATGCTGCTCTATATGTAGAATCTAAAAAACCACAATCCACACTTTCATACATCACTTCTGAAGGAGAATCAGCATTTGTTCAAGTGAATGGTACAGACCTCAGATTTCGTGATCTTAAAGTGTTCCTCACTAACAGACCAGAAGATAACCAGATATTCCAGGAGATTAGAGGATTGTCTCAAGCTGTTATTCAAAATGGTGGATCATTATATGACATCATTGAGTTGTATAGCACTAAGAGCGTTAGACAAATGAAGAAGGTGTTCAAAACTCTTAAGGAGAGACAACAAGAGATGGAGAATCAGAAAATGCAAATGCAACAACAGCAATTGCAACAACAGCAAGAACAAGCTCAAGCTCAGCTTCAACAGCAACAAGTTCAGAATGAGCAGAAACTTGCACATGATGACTACCAAAAAGAGCTTGACAGGATTAATAAGAAAGAGATTGCCATCATTCAAGCTACAGGATTTGGTAAGGTGGAAAGTGAAGATATTAATAAGAACACTGTTCCAGATGTATTGGAAACCAGTAAGTTAGCTCATGAACAAGCTAAAGCTACAAAAGATTTTGAACTGAAGATGGCTGATATTAGTGCTAAGAATAAACAAGCTGCTGATAAGATGAATCTGGAAAGAGAGAAATTACAAGTGGCTAGAGAGAATCAAAAGAATGATCTTGCAATAGCTAAAGAGAACGCTAAAAATAGAGCTAAAAAATCTAAATAATGTTCGATAAACTCATTGAGCTAATAAGTAACTGGTGGGCACAACTTATGCCAATAACAATCATTCCACACTATCAAGAGGCTGTTCTCCTGAGATTTGGAAAGTTTAAATCTGTCCTCAAACCAGGAATGCACTTCAAGATTCCTGTATTTGATGAAGTGATTGATCATCATGTAGTTGTAACAACTTTAAGCCTACCAGCCCAGTCTTTATATACAAAAGATAGGCAGAATATTGTAGCTAAAGGAGTGGTAAAATATAAGATAGCTGATGTTAAAATATTCCTTCTTGAAGTGTATGATGCTAAAGATGCCCTATCAGACATGACAACCAGCATCATAAAGCACATAATTACAGAGCTATCTCTAGAAGAATGTTTAAACACAGAAATAGATAACACATTAACAAAGAAAGCTAGGGTGGAAGCAAAGAAATGGGGTGTTGAAATTCAACAAGTTACGCTCACAGATTTAGCTCCAATTAGAAGCTACAGGCTCATAAATGATTCAATTTCAAACAAAATTGATTAGAGTAAAAAGGATTAATGCTATATTATCGCAAAATACTCGCTATATAACCCCTTGAGTCTTTGATATTAATGTATTAAAATATAATTTTACATCACTTAAAACCACGTATAAAACAACTACATATGGCTGAAAATTTAGATAGTCCATCATTTGGAAATTTTTCCATTGAGAACACAATGGAAATGGGTATGGGAAACCAAGAACTTCTTAATGATTTAATGTCACCAGAAACTTCAACTAGTAATCCTGATGAAATTAAAGAAATAAAAGAAGAGGCTGAACCTGCTAAAAAGTCTTCAGAATCAACTAGTTCTGAAAAATCTCCAGTTAAAGAAGAAAAAGAAAATGCTGCTAAAAGCATTCAAGATTTTCTTTCTGAGGAGATTGAAGAAGAAGAAACTGAAGAAGAGGAAAAACCACTGGTTAAAAATACCAAAGTTCCTGAGAAACAACCAGAAACTACTCCTGAAGAAGAAGAACTAACTGAGGAACAAGTTGAAGCTAGCAAGTTCAAAGCTCTAGCAAATGACCTGTTCAAACTCGGAGTGTTCTCTAGGGAAGAGGATGATGATGATGTTGAAATCTCTTCTCCTGAAGAATTTCTTGAGAGATTTCAGGAAGAGAAAAAAAGAGGAGCTATTGAAACTCTGAACAACTTCATTGGTCAATTTGGTGAAGATTATCAACGAGCATTTGATGCCATATTTGTAAAAGGGGTAAATCCTAAGGAATATTTCGGTGTATATAATAATGTAGAAACATTCTCTGACATGGATTTATCTGATGAAAACAATCAGATAGCAGTGATTAAACAAGCTCTTTCTGATCAGGGATTTGAAGCTGAAGATATTAATAGTGAGGTGGAGCGTTTAAAGAACTACGGTGATCTTGAAACTGTTGCAACAAAACACCACAAAGTGTTGGTTAAAAAGGAAGCAGCAAAGCTTCAACAACTAGAGCAACAATCACAAAGAGAGCTACAGCAAAAGCAAGCTATTAAAAATCAATACATACAGAACGTACAAACTGTTCTACAAGATAAGTTGAAAACTAAAGAGTTTGATGGTATTCCCATCAATCCAACACTAGCAAATGAATTACAGGATTTTCTGCTAGTTGATAAATATAAGACAACCTCTGGAGAAACTCTCACAGACTTTGATCGTACAATCCTGGAACTAAAGAGACCTGAAAATCATGAATTGAAGGTGAAGGTTGGTTTGCTTCTCAAAATCCTTGAAAAAGATCCCACCCTCTCTACAATTCAGAAATCAGGAATCAGTAAAAAATCGGATAAATTATTCAGTGAAGTGGCTAGGCAGGTTACAAAGTCTGGAACAAAATCCAGTAAACCTTCTCAATCTTCTTCCTGGTTTTTATAATTAACAATTTTAAAAAAGGATAAAAAATGGCAATTCAAACAATCCCAGGCTTAACTGGTTTCACGTATGCTCGTGTTGCTTCTATGGATAAGCGTGCTGTTGGTAAACTGACAGATGCTAACCACCTTGAGAGCTTCCACAGCACAGAACCAGCAGACTATGACAAAAAGATCATCAGTCTTTACACCCAAAGTTCATTGTATAGCAATGACTTCTTGGACATGATTAACAAAAGCACACCTTATTACATTGATAATAATAGTGATGCTTGGAAATGGCAAGTAGCTGTTCCCTACAAATTCCCTAAAATCATTGATGTTCCAACATCAACAATGGATCTTCCTAAACCAGGTATTGATGGTCAAGAGTTCACTCTTGTTCTTGATACTAATGAGTTTTCTAAGAATGCTATTGTTTCTGTAGGTTCTCGTCAGTATGGTCCTCGTTTCTACGTTATCAAAGATCCAGTTCCTTGGAACATGGGTTGGTTGTACACCTTCACTTTGGTGACTGATAACCCCACTGTAGACTTCGTAAGTCCTACATTCTTACAATACGGTATTGAACTTGAATTGGTTGATGCTGCTATTGGTGAATTCGATCAAGATCTTTTAGGTCTTCCTCGTTTGGGTGAGCAAATCACTATGTTTGAATCTTTGGGTTCTGCATATGGTTATGAGCACAAAATCACTGAGTGGGCTGATGACAAAATGATGAGAGATGCTTCAGGTAAGCCTTTGGATATCCTGGTATATGCTCCTCAACGTAGGAATCAACTTCCTTTAACTCGTAATGATGTTAAATGGGAACCATTTATTGAGTTCTGGATGCGTAAGTCTATGCTTGAGTTGAAAGTTAAGCGTATGATTTGGAGCAAGCCTGGAACAGTTAAGACTAACGGTTCTAAGCAAGAATTGAAGCGTACTTCTGCTGGTGTTTATCACAGGATGCGTAACAATGGTAACTTGGTTCAGTATAATCGTGGTGAATTCTCTGCTAACTTGATTCGTTCAGTTTTTGGAGATTTGTTCTACCGCAGGGTGGATGTTAAAGATCGTAAAGTTAAGATGTACACTAATGAAGCTGGTTTTGACGTGTTCCAACAAGCTTTGAAGACAGATGCTCTTAACTCTGGTCTTACATTCATGGCTGATTCTGGAAATCGTTACATGCAAGGAGAAGGTCAACACATCACTTACAACTTTGCATTTGATGCAATGGTTACACGTGAGACTGGTCGTGTTGAACTTATTCACTTGAAAGAACTTGATCTGCCACAATCTAACTTAGAATTTGGTCAGAACAAGAAATCTACTCCTGTATTCATGGTGTTTGATGTTAGTCCTATGAGCGATGGTTCAATGGTTAACAACATTCGTGAAGTAAGGATGAAAGGTGCTCCTTCAATGACTTGGGGATATATTGATGGTACTCGTCACCACTTAGGTTTTGCTAAATCTCAGGGTATGTCAAGTGCTAACAAATTCCCTGGTTATGAGATCTGGATGAAAGACCGTTGTGATGTATTTATCGAAGATCTTTCTCGTACAGTTCTTATTGAGGAAATTCCACAGTTCTAATGTACTCAAAAGCATACCGTAAGATCTGCTAAGAGTCCCAACCTACCAAGAAGAGCTCCCACCCAATCCCACACCTTAGGGAGCTCTTCTTAAATACAGAGTGAAGAGATGCATTATATGTGTATCTGCTTTATCTTCGATGATGACACTCTGCAACAACTACATATGGAGTAGAAATAATTTATAAACCAATTAATAACTAAAAAATGGGTAAGATAGGAAAAATCTCGACAATCAAAAAAGAGTATAACAACTCTCAGATTCAGACAATGCAAGGTGGCTTAGCTGCTAAAGGTATGACAAGAATTCCTGGTACAGGAGTTTTCAAATATCCTTACAAAGAATTAGATGGACAGTATAGAACAGGACTTGATCCAAATGCTGCATACATTCGTAGAATATCTGATCCTTTGGAAAGAAAAATGGAAATTGAGCGTGTAACAGCTCTGAAAGAAAGATTGGAATCAGCACTAGGTGATGTAAACTTAGGATCTCGTTCTTCTTTCTGGAACTATGGACTCTCAACTTCTACAGAAGACACAATGCATGTTCAACCTGTAAAATTGTTAGATGGTGATAACTATTTTGATCTATCTATCCCTCTTCAGGAATTAGCATTTTCTTGGCTTAGGGTTCATCCTACAATTGCAAGCTCATATCAAGCTTGGGAGCGTGGTGACTATCCTGCTGAAACTCAGTTTTATGTAGCTGATGAAGAAATTGAGAATGCTGTAACATTCAAGAAGAAACAGATTATTAATAAAGCAATTATGAAGTTTGAGCAAATGACTCCTGAAAAAAGGAAGAAGGTTGCTCGCTTACTTGGACTACCAGTAACTGATGATACAAAAGAAGAAGCTGTATATAACCAAGTGGATAATATGTTGAAACAAACAGAGATGAAATCTGGTAAATTCCAGGGATTGAGTCCTGTAGAAGTGTTCAACAGATTTGCTGACATGAAAGAAAACCTGCTCCATATCAAAGACCTTGTTAAACAAGCAATTACACACTCCATATATAGAGTGAAGCCTAGTGGTAAAGTTTATGAGGGTGAATTTGAAGTTGCTTCTGATGAGGAAGAATTAGTTAAATACCTTGCTGATGATGATCACCAAGATGATCTATTGACATTAGAAGGTAAATTGAAAAGTAAAAAACTTGCTTCTGTATGATACCTGTAGATAGTTTATTATATAAGATTGACCAAAGACTAAATAAACTATCTACTAATGATCATCAGCAGATTCAGTTAGAAGATAAGATTTTAGCTCTGAATGAAGCTCAAATTAAGTTGATAAAGCAAAAGGTTGATGGTCAAAGTACAATTTCTGGACTAGGACTTGATGCCTTTAAAAAGAGATATGAAGATCTTCAAAGTTTGGTTATAGGATATAATAATCAACCTTTGACTTTAACTCTTTCAAATAAAGAGTTAAACCAGTGGGCTGCTAACATCCATCTTCTTGAGCCAAAATACATGTTCTATGTAGATTCATATGTATTGGCTGATAAAGGAAGATGTAAGGATAGAAAGATTTGGATTAATAGAGATTTGGCTAAACATAGTGACTTACAGTTTTGTCTAAACAATGTTCACTATAAACCAAGCTTTGAATACCAAGAGACATTTAACTTCATATCATCAGATGAGATCTCTATATTTACGGATGGTACATTTACTCCAAAGACTATTAATATAATGTATATGAGGTATCCTCAATACATAAACAAAGAAGGATATATAATGCTGGATGGTAGCCCATCATTTGATCAGGATTGTGAACTTGAGACATATTTGGAGGATGAACTTTTAGACTTAACAGTTCAAAATCTTGCAATGTACACAGAAAACATGTCTGCTGTTCAAACCTCTCAGATGAGAATAGCAACAAATGAGTAATTTTTAACAATTTAAAATAAAACAAAATGGCTGATTTTTCATTAACTACGCTCTTCGTAGTACCAGTAGGTCAAACATCTTTGCCTAGCTCTGGATCTACGCAGAATTTAACAGCTGGTCAGTTTGGGATTTTCCTGAATGACTACACTGCTGCTACAAATGTCACTATTGTAAATGCACCTTATTTCTATCTTGCTCAAGGTAGAACTAACACTTATTTACAAGGTTCTAAGCGTTCAGACAAAATCTCTGGATGTGCAAGTGGTAATTGCAAATCAAATGTTACAGAATGGTATAAAGTGAGTGGCTGTGCTACTCCTGCCACTCAGGTAACAGATGTATCTGGTTGGAATGTAAAGTGTGGTGATATTGTCACTTTAACACTTCGTGCTCATTCTAGCTACCTGGACACATTGTATTTCAATGGTTTAACACGTTCTGTAACAGTTCAAGCTCCTTGCTGCGATTGTGGTGGTAACCCTTGTGATACTGTAGATGTTCCTGCTTTGATTGATGCTTTCATTCTGAAGCTTGAGCAACAAGGTCCTGGTATCAACCCAGATAACATCCATCTTACACAATTCTTCCAATTCCAAAGGATTGGTAATGATGAAAATGCTATCTTGCGTATCTCTGGTAAAGCTCTGACTAAGTATGGTCAACCTTGTGATGTTGCAGCATTTCCTTTTGAATATGACAGAATGTGGTTCCGTACATTCGTTTATTCAGGTCCTGCTACCACTGCTGACTTCATTGTTGCAGATAATTGTAACATCGTAGCTACAGCTGAAATCACTCAGCGTTCTAGCTATCCTACAGGAACTTCTGACGAAATCAAGCAATTGGAAAAGAACTATTATTCTTACCAAGCTGGTTACTTGAAGCACCTTTACAGGATGGTTGGTTACAATGAGAACTTTGAAAGCTGGGTGAGCGATGGTACTACTTATGACACTTATTATATTAAGTTTAATGAGTATGACAAATCTGCTTACAGCTGGGGTGACTACATTAAAGAAGATAGCATGGTGATCCTTGCTGCTCCTAATGCTTCTGTTAGTGGTATCTCTGCTGCTATTCAAACTGTTCTGGAAGCTGCTCTTGGTGATGTTGTAGATGATAACGAGTGTATCACAACTACTTCAACTACCACCACTGTATGGCCTACTACTTCAACAACTAGTACGCTGATTCCATAATAGGAAAATTAATATAACCAATGCCAGGGGGTGAGAGGATTAAAACTCAGAATCCTCTGGCATTATTATTTAGAAAGATATGCCAACAACATTAAAATTAGATTTTCTAGTAGTTCCTACGTATAACACACTTACATTAGGAATTGCTGATGCTTCTACATATCCTACAAGTCCTCTTGTAACATCCCCCACAATAGAAATAAATGTTCCAACATTTGGCACTATCAGTCTTCCGTTCACAATAAATGACTTTAACATATTTAATTCCACTTCTTTAGGAATAACAAGTGTTGGAGATCCACTAGTGGCTCTTCCAGATGGAGTTTATTACATGAAGTATTCTGTCAGTCCTGCATATATAAATTATGTTGAGAAGACAATAATTAGAGTGGATAAGTTACAAGAGAAGTTTGATGAGGCTTTTATGAAACTTGATATGATGGAATGTGATCAAGCTATTAAAATGCAACAGAAGGTTGATTTAAATAGCATTTATTTCTTCATACAGGGAGCTATAGCTGCTGCAAATGAATGTGCTGTAGATACAGCAAACAAGCTATACAACCAAGCTAGTAAAATGTTAGATAATTTTATAAAGAATAATTGTCATTGTTCTGGAAATAATTTCATAACTAATTTTTATTAATATGGCACAGTGTAAAAATTGTGGAGCAAAGTTTGGCTGTGGATGTCAACTGATTAATGGTTTATGTGCAGCCTGTCACGATGCTGCTAAAAAAGGAATAAATAAATTTAAACATGTTATCACCCAGACTTACAAACTGTGTAGAATGTTCTAGTATTACATCTCTTCTCAAGGATATTGATGAGAAGCTTGCTGATATGGCTAACAATCTATACAACAACATTGTATTCTCTTTAAACTTACCAGCAAAAGGTGCTGTAATGAGCGATTTGCTGAATTATAAGAGAATATTGACATATAAATATTGCAATCCTGATTATGCTATCCACTATACAGTAGAAATGATAGCTAGTAGAGTTAAACTTCTAAAATTTAAATAAATGCCTTGCTCAAATTGTTATAATGGTTGTCCTGATATAGTTTCAGACAAATGCGTAAAATATACAGGGGTGGATGTTCCTGTACTTGGAATACAAACAGGAGATTCTCTTTCCTATGTAGAACAAGCTATAATTACATTTTTAACAGCAACATTAGATGGTAGTGGAATTAAAATCACACTTCCTCCTGATACATATTGTGATTTAGTAACTAAATATCTTCCTGATTGTGAGGATGTTACAGCTCTTAATTTGTTTCAAGCTGTTGTAGCTGCTGCTTGTGATTTACAAGAACAAGTTGATGTTATTAAAGCTGAACTGGCTGAGTTGAATGCTGATTATGATATTGACTGTCTTCCTGGTGTATTTACAAATTCTGATACACACACTATTGTACAAGCTGTCATAACAAAGCTTTGTGAGGTGGATGCTGCTCTTACAGCTTTAGCAATTGATATAGATACAAACTATGTTAAGCTTGCAGATTTAAACTCTCTTATACAGGCCTATTTAGATTCTATTACACCCACCAATCTATATTGTAATAGAATGGTTCCATATACAGTGGTTGAATATTATGGAAGCTTGACAAACTTTGATATTACAGGAGCAGGAATTGGACAATGGGCAAATATTTATTTATGTAATGGACAAAATGGAACTCCTGATAAAAGAGGTATGGTTCCTGTAGGTGCTATTGTTGGTGTTCCTGGAGGAAGTTTAAATCCTAAAGTAGATCCTGCTTTAGACCCAATATTCAATCCAAACTATTCGCTACTTAGCATTTATGGTAATAATAAGATTACACTTTCTGAAACACAAATTCCAAGTCACACTCACATAGCAAGTGTTATAGATCCTGGTCATACACATGATATAACAATTCCATCTAGAAACTTTCAAAATGGATCAGGCACAACTGGACCAGATTTAACTGGTAATGATGGTGGTGCTACTACTTCAAGAACATTTACAACAGATTCTAAACAAACTGGAATTAGTGTTACAAATGCTCAAACAGGAGGAGGTTTACCCCATGCAAATAATCAGCCAGCAATTGCTTGCTATTATATAATGTACATTCCATAATAATTAAAACTAATATAAATGTCTTGTCTTCCAGGAAATCCTTGTTTTGGTAGCCCAACACAAACTGTCTATCCAAGAGGTTGTGGACTTGACCCATGCACAACATTTAAAACTAGCTCAGATTTAGTGTTCTATACAGGAGCTAATTTAGCATGTTTGGGAACAAACACATGTGACAACTTAACTCTCACTTTACAGAAGATAGACAATGCTTTATGTGGAGAGAATCTTGTTCAAAAGATAATTGATACATTAGCAAATGATCAACAACTATTCCAACAATTCTGTGAAGCAGTTATAAAGAGATGTGTGGATTGTGATTATATAAATGATTGTATTTAAACCAAAACATGATAGTTACCATCACCTTAACTACTGCAGGAGCTGATACAGGACCATTCAATCTATATTCAGATGTAGATGGTTTTACCTCAGCTTTTGAAGTGTTAATACCAAAAGCTAATTTGCTAGCTGGATATACATCATATGTTGTACCAGATGGCACCACTATAATTAGGGTGATGTCAACTAACGTATGTACAAATTATATTGATATTTTATTAACACAATGTAAATGTTATCAAGTTTTTGATTTATTAAACTGTACACTAAATTATATAGCATGTGATGGTACAGAAGTTAATGAATATGACGTTAGTTATTCACTAATATGTGCAAGAGAAGGAACAGTAAGAAGAAATAAGTGTACTATTGAACCTGGTCATGTATATTTTGAAGCACTAGGAACAAATTGTAATAGTGATGGTGATTGTACAATACCATGTTATTGTTATACAGTTGAATGTGTAACAACAAGCAGTGTACGTATAGAATGGACTAGTTGTGATGGTACACAAAATAGTGTAAGTTATAGAACTCTTCCTGGAGGAATTTGGGGACCATATTGCTGTCAAAAAGATAGTGTTGTAGTTATTACAAGAGATCCATATAGTATACTTGGAGGAACAGTAACTTGTTTGATAGATGATCATTGTATTTCAACAACCACTACAACCACCACTCTTATAGCCCCTATCTCTTGTGTAACATATAGTAAAGGGGATCAATCAGCTTATGATTATGATGTTGATACAAATACATCATTACAGTTTACTCTTCCAGGTGATGATATAACTAA